ATGGCTATTTCACGCGCACAATTGCTCAAGGAACTCCTTCCGGGTCTCAACGCCCTGTTCGGTCTTGAGTACAAGAAGTACGAAGACGAGCATGCGGAGATCTACGAGACGGAGAACTCTGAGCGTTCGTTTGAAGAGGAAGTGAAGCTTTCGGGATTCGGCGCTGCGCCGGTTAAGAACGAAGGCTCTGCGATCTCTTACGACAATGCCCAGGAGGCCTTCACGGCTCGCTATAACCACGAAACGATTGCGATGGGTTTTGCGATCACGGAAGAAGCCATGGAGGACAACCTCTATGACTCGCTTTCCTCGCGATACACCAAGGCACTCGCTCGTGCTATGGCGTACACCAAGCAGGTCAAGGCAGCGTATCCCCTTAACAAGGGCTTCGATGTCTACAAGTCTGGTGACGACGTTTATCTCTTCAGCACTTCGCACCCGCTCGTTTCGGGCGGTGTGAACAGCAACCGTCCTTCGACGGGCGCTGACCTGAACGAGACTTCGCTTGAGGCCGCAGTGATTCAGATCGCTGACTGGACCGACGAGCGTGGGCTTCTCATCGCTGCGAAACCCCGCAAGCTCATCGTTCCGCCGGATCTGATGTTCGTTGCCCAGCGTATCCTTGCGACGGAACTCCGTCCTGGAACCGCTGACAACGACACCAACGCGATTCGTACTTTGGGTGTGGTACCGGAAGGTTTTGCGGTCAACCACTACCTCACTGACACGAACGCTTGGTTCCTGATGACCGACGTTCCGAATGGTATGAAGCACTTTGTCCGTGCGCCGCTTGAGACGAGCATGGATGGCGACTTCGATACCGGAAACGTGCGGTACAAGGCCCGCGAACGTTATTCGTTCGGCGTGTCTGACCCGCTCGGCATCTACGGTTCGCCGGGAGCCTAAGTGGCAATGTGAAGGGGGGCCGAAAGGCCCCTCTTCTTTTTTACCTGGATGTATTCCCGTATCAGACAGACCAGGCTGACGACATGCAGACGGATACGGGTATCTCGCATGTGAGGAAAATTAAATGGCTAATACAACTTTCAATGGTCCGGTTAGATCAGAAAATGGTTTTCAGAGCATTTCTGTCAACAGCACCTCTGGTGCCGTAACCGTTAAGTCTTCTTTTGGAACGGATGTCGTTCTTAGCACCCAGTCGCTTTCTGGCGCTGGTGCGGTGGATGTCGTCAACACGTTCACCTCTCTCACCACGACGGGCGCTTCGCAAGCCCTGACGTTGGCCGATGGCTCTGTGGGTGAAGTTAAGGTTATTGTTCACACGGTTGATGGCGGTTCGGCGGTTCTGACCCCGACCACTAAGATTGGTTTTTCGACCATCACGTTTACTGCCGTGGGCGATAGTGCCATGCTGATTTATACGTCCGCAGGCTGGGCAGTTGTGGGGTCGAAGGGCGTTACCATCGCCTAACCAAGCAACTAACTAATGGGAATGCGGGAGGCTATCCTCCCGCTAACCCTCGGAGATAAGCATGGCAGATGCAGTCACTAGTCAAACGCTGATCGACCAAGATCGCGTTGCAATTATGAAGTTTACGAACATCAGTGATGGCACTGGCGAATCTGCCGTGCTGAAGGTTGATGTTTCGGCTCTCTCCGCTCCTGCCGGTAAGGTCTGTAGCGGAGTTAGCATTGTTCGAATTTATGCCTCAACGGAAGGCATGGGTGTTGATGTCCTTTGGGATGCCACGACCGATGTTATTGCTATGACATTAGGCCCAGATCAATTTTATGAATATGGGTTTGATGACTTCGGTGGGATCTGGAACAACTCGGGTGCTGGCAAAACTGGCGACATTCGGTTTACAACGATAGGCGCCGCGTCCGGTGATCGTTATACGATTATCCTTTACATGACCAAGCAGTACACGCAGCTATGATTAAAGGCGTAAAGCGGCTTCCCTCTGGCGGTGTTGAGTATCGCGGAGAGAAGTTCTCTGGTTTTAACAAGCCCAAGGATGCGCCATCTGGTGATACCCACAAGAAAGTGGTTCTAGCCAAGAAGGGCGATAAGGTAAAGCTTGTTCGGTTTGGACGGAGGGGATATGGCCACAACTACTCGCCGGAAGCGCGGAAAAACTACCTTGCGCGCAGCGCGGGCATCAAAGGGAAAGGCGGTCGTAGCACCGCCAGCGATCCCTTCTCAGCCAACTACTGGGCAAGAAAAGTCCTTTGGGCAGGCCCTGGCGGCAGTAAAGCAGCGCCTCCAGGCGGCTCTCGATTTCGTAAGAAGTAAATTCTCATGAACAGGGGTAACATGAAACAGGAAGTCATGAAGGCTCCTTCGTCGCCCAAAGCGAAGAAGAAGATTGAAAAGGTCATGGGAGAGTTCAAGCGCGGTAAGCTAAAGTCCAGCTCTGGCCAAAAGGTCAAGAGTCGTGGGCAGGCTGTTGCGATTGCGCTGTCCGAAGCTCGTGGTGCCATGAAGAGGAAGTATGGTGGCAAGGGCATTTCAATGTATGACGACTCTGTGCTTCGCCGCTTCGGCAGCAACATGGAAGATCCCCGCAAGCCGGGGGCTTTTATGCGTAATGTGGCTAGAGATGTCGAGAACGCTCCTCGGTATTCCGAGAAAGAGCGAGAGGCCATGAAAGAAGTTGAGCAGGGCGAGATGACTCGTAAGATGCAACAGGCCCGTAGACGTTTTTACGGTCGCCCTTAATAGGAGAACTGAAATGATGAATTGTCGTGGTATGGGTGCGGTCACCAAGAAAGGTAACAAAGGCCCCATTGAACGTAAGATGGGCGGCAAGATGATGCCTGGCTATAAAAAGGGCAAAATGGTCAAGCCCAAGATGAAGGCAAAGGGCTACTAAGTGGCCACTAGCGCAACAGCGAGTTTTAATCTTGATCTGAATGCCATCGTTGAAGAGGCATTCGAACGTTGTGGCGCAGAACTAAGATCAGGCTATGACCTCCGCACTGCGAGGCGTAGCCTGAATCTTCTCTTTGCCGAGTGGGCAAACAGAGGTATTAACCTTTGGACGGTCGAGCAAGGAACGCAAGCCCTTACCGCAGGGACCGCGACATACAATATCCCGGTGGATACGGTTGATCTGATTGAGCATGTCATCCGCACAGGAACAGGCAGCAATCAAACCGATATTGATATCAGTCGCATTTCGGTTAGCACCTACGCTTCCATCCCGAATAAGACCGTCCAGGGTAGGCCGATTCAGATTTACATCGACCGCAAGTCTGGCGCGACCAACTCCGCTAGCGTGGTTCAGTATCCAACCTTTACGGTCTGGCCTGTTCCCGATAGCAGCCAGACCTACACGCTTGTTTACTGGCGCTTGCGCCGCATGCTTGATGCGGGGAATGGCGTCAATACCCAAGACATCCCTTTTCGGTTTTTACCCTGCCTTGTTGCGGGACTTGCCTATTACATGTCCCTGAAACTGCCCGGGGCGGAAACCAGAATTCCGATGCTTAAGGCAATGTACGATGAAGCCTGGGCATTGGCTTCTGAAGAAGATAGGGATCGCTCTGCGGTCAGGTTTGTTCCCAGGCAATCGTTCCTGACGAGTTAAGTCATGCCGGTACCTTTTGCTTCCGGTAGACATGCGATTGCGATGTGTGATCGCTGCGGGTTTGAATACAAACTCAGCGAGTTGCAGGAAGAAGTCATCAAGACCAAGAATGTGAATCTCTTGGTTTGCGAGGAATGCTGGGACCCTGATCAGCCGCAGCTGCAGATCGGGATGTATCCTATAGAAGACCCTCAAGCGATCCGCAATCCTCGCCCTGACAACACCTATTATTTTGTAGGGGCCAATGGCGCTGGAGGCAGTCGAGATATTCAATGGGGGTGGAACCCTGTAGGCGGCGCCAGGGCATGGGATAATGGATTAACCCCTAATGATTTATTGGCCACTGGTTCAGTAGGCTCTGTGACAGTCTCTACAACTTGAGAATGAAATGAACTATTCCCAGTTAAGTCAGGCCATTCAGGATTACTGCCAATCGACGGAAACGTCCTTTGTTGCAAATATCCCGACGTTCGTAAAGCAGGCGGAGCAAAGGATCTACAATATGATCCAGTTTCCGTCACTACGAAAAAACGTCACTGGCACAACCACCTCTGGTAATAAGTACCTGGCTTGCCCAGATGATTTCTTGTCGGTGTATTCCATAGCTGTGATTAAAGCTGATGGCAGCTATGAGTATCTTCTGAACAAGGATGTGAATTTCATTCGAGAGTCTTACCCGTCGCCTACTGACACGGGGCTTCCCGCCTATTACGCATTGTTTGGCCCACGCTCAGATCAGGCGACGGAACTTAC